CCTCAACCGTATGAATTTTTCTCGGTTTTTGAGAATTTTTGAGTAAAAAAGACTGGAGGTGATTTTGAAATGCCTGGAAGAAAAAATTATTCAGTAAAAGCTATTCTTGAAAATGGAAATAAAAGTCACCTGACTAAAGATGAAATTGAAAAAAGGCAAGAACAGGAGAAGGTGCTCCAAAAGTTACAGAGTGATAAAATAAGGCCTCCAACATGGATGAGTAAGAACGGGAAAAAGATTTTTAAAGACATAGTTAAAAATTTAAAAGAAATTGACATACTTGTGAATGTAGATATATATGGACTTGCCATAATGGCAGATGCCATGGACAAATATATTAGATGTACTATTGCACTTCATACAGAGCAATTAAAAATAGATCAGGTTAGTAAGTTAGGAATTAGTGAAGTTGAGAATCCTTTAGTTAAAACACAAATAAGGTATGCGGATATTTTTAAAAAGTATTCCAGTGACTTTGGTTTATCTCCAGCAGCACGTTTGAAAATAGTCCAACAAAATACTCCAGAGCTAGATGAAGATGAAGAAAATTTTAATGAGGATTTCCCAGATGCCTAAACAATATAGTACAGTGTTAGAGGAATTAATTGATTACTCTAATGACATATTAGATGGAAAAATACTAGCTTGTAAAAGGCATAGGCAGGCTTGCCAAAGGTTTCTTAACGATTTAAAGAAAATGGAGATAGATACCTGGAATTATTACTGGGATGAAACAGAAGCACAGAGGATTGTTAAGTGGTATTCTTATTGCAAACATTCAAAAGGACCACTTGAAGGAAAACCAATAATTCTTAATTCATGGCAAAAATTTGTTGTGTGTAACATTGAAGCATGGAAGTGTAAGAATACTGACTATAGAAGATTTAGATTTGCTTTTATTCAAGTAGGTAGAAAAAATTCAAAGTCACAGTTGGAAGCAGGTATGGCCGCATATGAATGTGCAGCCAAAGGACACAATGCAGCAGAAATATATACTCTAGGCGTTGAAAGAGAACAGGCTAGAGTGGTATTTGATGAAATTAATTTGATGTTAAGTAAACCACTTAAAAAACGTTTTAAGATAGTCCAGAGAGAAATTAGACATAAAAGGAGTCATAGTTTCATTAGGCATCTATCTCAAAAAGCAGGTAAAACTGGTGATGGTAAAAACCCTCAAATGGCTATCATAGATGAATATCATGCACACCCTGATAGGAAAATGTATGATGTTATGAAGTCAGGTATGATTTCAAGGCAGGAACCGTTGCTTGTTATAATAACTACAGCAGGTGTCGATTATGAGGAAACACCTTGTTACTATGAATATAAAGATTGTTGCAGTATTCTTGATGGAATAATTCCTAATGACCGATATTTTGTGATGATAAATGAACTTGAAAAAGATGATAATCCATATGATGAAAAGAATTGGATAAAAGCTAATCCAGTGGCAGCAACCTATGATGTAGGAATTGAAAGTATAAAAGAGCTTATGGTGCTTGCCAAAAATTCTAGTGATGAGGGAAAGAAAACAGACTTCCTAACTAAGAACTGCAATATTTATGTAAATGCAGGCGAGGACAAATACATTGACATTGAATACTGGAAGAAATGCCAGAGAAAAATATCCTTTGAAGATTTTAGAAGTTGTACTGTGAATATTGGTGCTGACTTATCTAAAACTGGTGACTTAACATCTAATAGTTTTGAATTTAAGTTTTTAGAAGATAATATTACAAAATATGCAGTGTTTAGTCATTCCTATATTCCAGAAGCAGTTGTAAAAGAAAAGTCTAAGACCGATAATGTTCCATATGATTTATGGATAAAAAGAGGGTGGCTTACGAAAACCACTGCAAATGATGGGTTGATTGTAGATTACATGGAAATGGTTAATTACATTGAGGATATAGTTGAAAAATATGATTTGAAACGGGGTAAGTTAGGGTATGACCAACATTACGCTAATTTCTTTGTAGCTGAAATGGAAAAATGTGGTTGGGAATGTGTTAAGGTACCACAAAGTTGTGCTAAATTAGACAATGCTACTGTAAGTTTTAGAGATTTAATTATGGTACAACAGATTGTACATGATGGTAATAAGCTTTTTACATGGTCTTTAGATAACTGTGAGAAGGATACAAACAGTTTTGGTGAGATAAAATTAAAGAAAAAAGGTAAATTTAAAAGAATAGATCCACCAGCAAGTGCTATATTTGCACATGAAATGTACTTGGCTGAATTAAGAGAATATAAACCTGATGTTTCTAAGTATGCTGGAGAGGAATATTTAGATAAGATGTGGAAGTGATTTATTGAAGTTTATAAAAAATTATATAGAAGATATTCTTATATTAAGTGGTTTAATCATAATAGTTATAGCCACTTTTTTATTGTCTAAAATTATAGGGTTGTACGTTTTAGGGATTGTATTATTGGGGTTAGGTATATATTTCACAAAATGTCCATTTGGAAGGAAGTGAGGTAAATGCTTTTTAGGAATACGTATAGAAACAGGATAAGAAACCAGACACTTGGTGGTGATGGTGGTAATTGGTCGGCTGATTTTGACATCTTAATGGGGTATTTAGGTATAACACAAGATGATTTAAAAATAAGAGGTAAAAATGCTTTAAAAGAGGTTGTTGTATACACTTGTATAAAGCTTTTAAGTGAGAGTCTTGCAAAACTTCCATTAAAAATATATCAAGATAGCGGTGGTATAAAAAAAGCTACAGACCATTATTTATATAAGTTTTTTAAATTACGCCCTAACCCTTACATGAGTGCGTTTGACTTTTGGAAGTGTGTTGAAACACTTAGAAATATCTATGGTAATAGTTATGTTTGGTTGGATTTTATACCTATGGGAAGAAAGAACCAAGGACAGATACAAGGCTTTTATCCACTTAATCCAGAGCAAATGGAAATTTGGGTTGATAATGTAGGACTATTAAGTTCAAAAAATACTCTTTGGTATGTCTATACGGATAATATGGGAGGACAGCATAAGCTACAAGCAACAGATTTACTACATTTTAAAGCAATGACTACAGATGGAATTGTTGGATTAAGTCCTATTACACAGCTTAGGAATAGTATAGAAAATGCAAAAGCCAGTGAGAAGTTCCTTAATAACAGTTTTAAAAATGGTATGCAGAGTGCAGGAATAGTAAATTATGTTGGAGATTTAAGCCCAAAAGCAGAGAATACATTTAAAACAAATTTTGAAAGAATGTCTAGCGGTTTAAGTAATGCTAATAGAATAAGTTTACTTCCTATAGGTTATCAGTATCAACCACTAAGCTTAAAATTAACAGATGCACAGTTCTTAGAGAATAGTAAATTAACAGTACAACAAGTAAGTGCAGCCTTTGGTATTAAATTGCACCAGTTAAATGAATTAGTAAAATCGTCTTATTCTTCTACCAGTGAAGCAAATAGACAATTTTATAGTGACACAATGCTTGCGATATTAACACCATATGAGCAGGAAACAACATATAAATGTTTCTTGAACAGTGAAATAGATAATGGTATATATGCTAAATTCAACGCCGATGTAATGTTACGTGGTGATACTAAGACTAGATATGAAGCTTATGCTACTGCTGTTCAGAATGGTATTAAAATGCCTGATGAATGTAGGGCACTTGAAGAAGATCCACCTGCTCCAGGAGGTAATAGATTGTATTTGAATGGTAATATGATACCTGCAGAACAGGCGGGAAATCAATATAGTAAAGGTGGTAAATAATGAAATTTTGGAATTTTATTAAGAATGAAGCAACCGAAACTACTCCTGAAAGTGTTGAATTAAGAATACAAGGCGACATAGTAAGTGATGATGATGCCTGGATATATGAATGGCTTGATATGGAATGTGCGAGTCCTAATGCTTTTAAAGATGAATTAGCACAATATGAAGGGAAGGATATAACTGTATGGATTGATAGTTATGGTGGAGATGTATTTGCAGCAGCAGGTATTTATAATTCATTAAAAGAGCACAATGGAAAAGTAACAACTAAAATTGATGGTAAGGCAATGAGTGCTGCAAGTGTAATTGCTATGGCAGGTGATGAAATATTAATGTCTCCTGTAGCTATAATGATGATTCATAATCCATTAAGTGGAGTACACGGGTATGCTAGTGATATGAGAAAACAGGCAGATGTATTAGACGAAGTTAAACAATCTATTATGAATGCTTATCAAGCTAAGACGAAAAAATCTAAGAATAAAATAAGTGCAATGATGGATGATGAAACTTATATGTCTGCCACTACAGCAGTTAAACAAGGATTTGCAGATGGTATTTTATATCAAGATAATGAAGATTCTCCAAAGAATGTTTTGAATTTTTCTTTCGATAGGTTCGCTATACAAAATAGTGCGAATATGGCGGCTAAAAGGTACTTTGATTTTGAAAAGTTAAGAAATCCAGAGCCACAACATAACCCAAAAGATGATAAAAATGAAACTGAACTATTAAAAGCAAAATTAGCTTTAGAGTGTGAACTTTAATGCTTTTTTTATACTCAAAATTTGAAAGCGAGGTAATGAAATGTCTAAGGAATTAAGGGAATTACTCAATAAATTAAGCAATTTACAAGACCAAGCAAGTGAATTAATGAATAAAGAGGGAGTAAAAGCAGATGAAATTAAAGCTAAAACAGAGGGAATAAAATCTGTTAAGGCTATGATTGAAGCACAAAAGTTGCTAGATGAAGGAAAAGAATTTACTCCAGAAGGAATAGAATTAACTGGTACAGAAGCAAAAGATCAGAAAAAAGAAAAGGAAGATTTAAAAAATAATTATAAAAAAGCTTTTTTAAATACAATAAGAAAGAAAGGTAATGCTGATGCCAACGATATTAAAATTTTAAATTCTATGACTGAAAGCACTGGTGCTGATGGTGGACTCATAGTACCTCAAGATATACAAACAGCTATAAATCAATATAAGAGGTCGTTACCACAATTAGAACCTTTAATTAATATAATTCCAGTTTCAGCTTTAAGTGGTAGCAGAGTATTTGAAAAAATAGCTACTATGACTCCTTTAGAAAATGTTACTGACGATACAGCAGATATAAATGATATGGGTTCACCACAATTTGAAAATGTCCAGTATGCTATAAAAGATTATGCTGGATGGATGCCAGTACCTAATGATCTATTAGAGGATAGTGACCAAAATATAATAAATTATTTGACAGGTTGGATTGCAAGAAAATCAGTAGTAACAAGAAATAGTTTAATACTTACTTTACTTGGAAAATTAACTAAATCTACTTTTGCAGATTGGAAAGCAATCAAAAAAGCTATAAATATTACTTTAGATCCAATACTTGCTGCAGGTGCATCAATAGTTACTAATCAAGATGGATACCAATATTTAGATACACTTATTGATGCTCAAAATAGACCATTGTTACAGCCAGACTTAACTAATCCGGGAGCTGTTAAATTTTCAGGAAAGCCAGTATTAACGGTATCTAATACAGTACTCGCAACTACAGGTACAACAACTAAATTAGCTCCAATGATTGTAGGTAATTTAGTAGAGCTTGTTACAATGTTTGAAAGAAAAGGACATCAAGTAGCGTCAACTAATGTCGGTGGTACTGCATTTAGAAAGAATAGAACTGAATTGAGAGTAATTGAAAGAGAGGATATTAAGCTTATAGATTCAGAAGCAGCAGTATATGGACAAATTGATGTTTCAAGTATTCTATAAGAGGGTTAATTCCCTCTTTTATTTAGGAGGGATGAAATGAGCAGTGTATTAACTTTAGCAGAAGCTAAAAAATATTTAAAACTTGATGTAGATTATACGGATGAAGATGATGATATTCAACCTCTAATTGATGCTGCAGAAGGTTATCTCAAAAATGCAGGTTGTACTCTTAATACTGGTGATAAAGTAGCTAAGTTAGCTATTAAAATGTTAGTAGTACACTGGTATGAAAATAGGGAGCCTATAGGAAGTGGAAATAAGCTTGCATATGGGTTGCAAAGTCTTATTACACAGCTTAAATATTGCTATGATACAACAACTACTGAAAGTGGTGGTACTGCATGAATCCAGGTGAATTGAATACCAAAATTGTTATTCAAAAATATACAACTACAACTAATGACAATGATTTCCCTGTAGAAGATTGGGTGGATTTTAAACCATTATGGGTTGCTAAAATAGGACTTTCAGATAGGGTATTTTACCAGGCGGCACAGAATCAAAGTGAAAATGATGTGACATTTAAATCAAGGTATGTAAAAGGCATTACGGCAGGTATGAGAGTTCTTGAAGGAAATAATATATATGAAGTTGAAGGAGATCCAATTGATAAGACAGGTAAGAAAAAAGAAATGTTCATACATTGTAAAAAGGTAACTCCAAGTACATCAAGTTAGGAGGTGTGTGTTATGGGTGTAGAAGCTGAACTTACTGGTATGGATGGATTACTTGATAGAATACAAGAGTTAGGACGAAAAGGTTCAACTGTGCAAAATAAAGCTTTAAAAGCGGCGGCTGAACCCGTTGCAGAAGATATGAAAAGCTTAGTCCGAGTAAGTAATCTTAACGAAAAACATATAAGGGATGATATACAAGTTTCTAATGTTAAAACTAAGGATGGTACAAAATATGTAAGAATTGGACCAGGAAAAAATACTAACTGGAGAGCTAAGTTCTTAGAATTTGGTACTTCCAAAATGAGTGCAAAGCCATTTATGAGTCCTTCATATGAAAACAAGAAGGGAGAAGCTAAACAAATTATAAAAGAAAAGCTTAAGGAAGGTTTAGGCTTATGATTAAGTTATCTACTATATTAGCACCTACAGGAGTAAAAGTAAGTAGATTACACTACAATGGTACTGATACAACGTATATAACTTATTTCTTTTATAACGAAAATGGTGAGGCATTTGCAGAAAATAGAGAAATAGATACAAGCTATTTTGTTCAAATTGATATATGGACAAAAGGAGATTTTGCAGATTTAGCAAAACAAGTTTTACAGCTTATGAAAGAAGCTGGATATTATAGAATATATTCAACTGAATTATATGAAGATGATACAAAAACATATCACAAAGTAATTAGATTTAAATATGTTGAGAGCTCTCAATAAATGAGTGCTTTTTTATTTTGCAAAAAATTATAAGGAGATGATTATATATGCCTTTAATGGGTATAGAAAAATTATATGTTGCTAAACAACTTACAGATACATCAGGTGGAATGACTTTTACTACACCTCAATATTATAAAAATGTGCAAGAGCTTTCTATAAAACCAAAGACAAACAATACAAAAGCTTATGCAGAAAATAGGCTTGTAGACCAAGCTACACAATTTGATAGTGCAGATATATCTATGAGCAGATATAGTATGTCTAGTGCTGAAAGAGCTTTTCTTTTAGGACAAAGTTTATCGAGTATGGGTGGTGCAATTAGTGCAGATTCAGATAAGCCACCTTTTATTGCCTTATTATATAAAGCTCCTATTAAAACTAATGGGGTTTTGGGACACCGTTATGGTGTTATTTACAAAAATTTGTTTGAACCACCAGATGAGGATTTAAAGAGTTTACAAGGGAAACCAGATCTAAGTGAAGCCCCTAAATTGTCAGCAACAGCACAACCAACAGAATGGTCATTTAAGGATGTAGATGGAAATGAAAAACATCCATGGGAATACCATATTGATACGACCGATCCAAATTGCCCAGAAGATATAGATGATACTTGGTTTAATAGTGTTCCTATTCCTTCTCTTGTGGCTGTAAATAAATTAGAATTGGCTTCTAGTGTACCAGCAAATAATGGTACTGCTGTAGCATTGGATGAAAAACCAACACTAACATTTAATAATGCTATAGCGGATTATAGCAATGTATTACTTTACAATGTTACAGATGAAGCTCTCGTAGAAAATACAATGGCTTTAGATATTACAGGAAAGGTTCTAACTATTACGCCTAGTGCTAATTTAACAGCTAGTAAAACTTATAACATAATCGTACAAGGTGTTAAAGACATCTATGGACAATCTTGTGCCGCACAGTTAATTAAGTTCACTACTGCAAGTGCTTAATTAGAGGGCTTATGCCCTCTTTCTCTTAAAATTTGAGGGAAAAGTTTTGATTTTAACTAGTAATTATAGGTTTATATAAATATAAAATTAAAAAAAATAATGGGAAGGAAGATTAAAGATATGAGTGAAGGTAGAGATATGAAACAAATAGGAGTAACTATAAATTTAGATAAAGAGAGACATTTAGTCTTTGATTTAGATTCATTTTGCGAAATGGAGGAGAAATATGGTAGCGTCAATGAAGTGTTTAAAGCAATAGGAAAAGGGAGCATGAAAGACTTAAGGTATATAACGTGGTTGGGATTAAAAAATGAAGATGAAAAGTTAAATGAAAAAGATGCAGGACATTTAATAAAAGCTCCACAATTTAAGGAGTTATCTGATAAATTAATACTTGCGTTAGGGCTTTCATTGCCTAAAGCAGATAATAAACAAAAAAACGATCAACCCAAGGAAACGCCAGCAGATACAAAGAAGAAGGATTCCCTTGGGCGAGATTAATTATAATTGCAACTACTTGTCTAAATATGGCAGAAAGACAGTTCTGGAGGACAACTCCAAGGAAGTTCTTCAAACTGTATCATGAATATAAAATTTTTAATGGACTTGAGAAAGAGAAACAGGTTCTATATGCGAATGAGATTTTTTAAGCATATAGAGCTTTTTATTTTGCCTTATGAAAGGCAGGTGAGATAAATGGCAGGAGAAGAGGACGTTGGAAATTTAGCGGTTAAACTTGCTATGGATGATTCTAGTTTTCAGCAAGGCTTACAGAGTTTAAAAAGAAATATGTCTGTAATAGATAGTTCATTTAAAGATAGCATAGCAGGTCTTAAAAATTGGGGAAAGAATGTTGATGCACTACA